ATCTACAAATGCATCTAAGTATTCTGCCTCAGTCAAAGTGAAAGAGTTAGAAGCACCTTTAGTATAGACAATATTAGCTTTTGCTAACTTGTTTGATCCCATATCTAAAGCATAGATAACATCAATTGTAAGTGTGTTACTTGATATTGCTGCTGTAAGTTGTAATATGCTATCAGCTTGTACAACTTTATTTGTTGTTAGTTTTACTAAACCCATAATTTCTATATTTTAAATGTTAATAAATAATTAAGCTCCTTTAAATAACACGAAGTTATTAGCAGCTTGAGTTACTAAACATCTTTCAGATAAGAAATTAACTCTTAGCGTATCTAAATCAGTAGTGTAAGCACCACCAACTGAACCAGTAATCCAAGCTTTGAATCGTCTGTCTTCAGTCTCAGAAGCTCTAAATCTTACGTGTAAGAAAGGTCTTCTAATATTAGATCCTAACATTTGATCATATACTGTAGATGTACCAGCTGGTATCATAACACCATCAATAGCGCTAGATAAACCTCTTGTAGTAGCATCGTTTAAGTATTTCCAGTCAGTTTTATAGAAGTCATAAGAACCTCTTCTGAAACCAGAGAAACCAAAGTTAAGTGCCATTTCAGCTTCGTTATCAAATAAACCGTAAGAAGCAGCTTGAGTTGAAGCAAAACCACCATTAGTAGCGGCTAACATATCATCAAAATCTAGAGCAGTAGCTCTTGATAAGAATAACATATTTTCTTCAATAGCTCCTTGCTTGTCTAATTGCTTTAATATCTCATCGAAATCAGCTAAAGCACCTGAACCAGGAGCAGCAGCACCAGCAAAACCAGAGTATACATTACCTCTTGCTTCGATAGCAGCAAATAAACCTTCAGAACCTTCAATATCAGTTGTTAAAGCAGCGTTAGCAGCTCCACCAAATTGATACTGGCTTTTAGCAGTATAAACAGTGTTGTTCATATCTTCAGCTTCAACCATAGCCATTTCTAAAGTATCTTCAAATCTTAGTCTTGTTTCAGACTCAGACTTTAAATACCATAAATAACCTGATTGTCCATCTTCAGTAGCAACTTCTACCCAACCAATTTGAGCAGTATCAGATCCGTTAATTTGAAAGTTATCTTTCAATATCATTGGTCTGTTAGCATACTGAGTAAAACCTGGCTCAATAGAACCTTCCATTCCGATAGATCCTTTTCCAAACTCAGATCCATAAACGTATAAGTTTATAGCATCAGCTGTAGTTGGAAGAGCATTAGTAGCTGTACCGTAAAGTTTAACTTCTAATTCATCTTGCTTAGTACCAGCAGAATTTGTAACTTTTTGTACTAAACCTTTTTGTACTATAAGACCAGTAGCATTATCCGCCATTAAGACAGTTTGACCTACTCTTACAGCACCGTTAGCAGATTCAGCAGCAGTTAAGTTTAATGTAACTTTAATATCAGCATCAGCTAAACCACCAGGAACAGCCACAGTTGCTTTTTTGTAAGCAATATGTAATCTGTTTTGTTCAGACCAAATTACTTGATCAGATGTCATAGGCATTTCAGCTCCTACCATTCTCAAGAAACCACCAATAGTTCGGTTTCCGTATCTTTCTATCTCAGCTTCATAAAGCTCAGGTAGATATTGTTGTGCGAAAGTTCCTCCACCAGCAGCATCATCAAATGATAAATAGTTAGTGTTTAAGGCTAATCTATTCTGAGCAGGAACTAAACTTGCAGGGAAAGACCCTGTATTTGAAAAACTCATGTTTTTATTTTTTAGTTTTTATTAATTGTTCTTTTTTCTTGTTTTAAATTTCAACTTAGAACTATCAACACCATTAACTGCTTTTACTTTCAAACCACCTATAAAAACATCACCATTAGAATTAGGTCTAGGTTCTGCATTTATATTGTTAGATTTAGCAACCATGTCTTTTACAGCATCGGCTTTGCCTTGCTCGTAGAAATGATTTGCTATTGTATCAGCATTTCTAGCTGCATATACAGCTTTATGGTAGCCAACAGTATCACTAATCTCACCTTCTTTGTTTAAGAACTTCTTAACAAATGTACTTAAGCTTGATTGCTTTTCAACAACTTCATTTGGGTTTGAAACATTATATCTAAAAGTTTTATCACCAACGTTAAAATCGAAACCTTCAAAATCTTCATTTAGTAACTCTTTAGTATTGTTTTCAAACTTGTCACGAATTTGTTTTACTTTCTCTTGTTCTTTGTTGTATCTATTGAAAAAGTCTAGTGCTTTTTTAGACTCATTACTTACGGTCGGCCTCAACTTGATTTCGTCGTAATACTTTTTTTTAGTGTCTTCTAAAAAACTCTTGGCTTTAGCAATTTCTTCTTTGAATGCGAGTTTCTTTTTTCTTACATCTCGCTCTTCATCCACTTCTTCATCATATTTAAAATTATCTTCCATTATAAAAGATATTTCATCGTGATCAAGATGTGGTTTAGTATTTTTGTAATATTCTCTTAATAGTGCCGTTTCATCTAATTGACTATAGTCTCTATTTAATCTAGTATAGTCTTCTATAGTGCCACCTGTTTCTTTCATAAAATCAACAAGCTTCTGTATATTTTCAGGCATAACAGGAGCTGGAGCTACTGGCTCTTTAGCTACTGGTTGCTCTACAGGCTCTACACGTTCTATTTCTTTTATAGGAGATTCAGCTACTTTTTCGGTGGGCCGTACTTCTTCAGCCACTCTTTTGCTACCTTCTTTGTTTCCTTCTTCTTTGACAACAGCATCGCTATCATTTGTTTTTTGTTCTTGAACGGCATCTTCTTTTAATTCTACTTTATTTATTTCTGGTTCTGGTTTTTTATCTAAATTAACTTTAACAGTTTCTTCTATTTTTTTAGTTAATTTTTTAGGCTTTTTAATTTTAAGAGGTGCCTTCTCTTTATCTTGAATTGTTTCTGACATAATATAATATAATAATTAATAGTTTTAAGACATGTTAAATGCACTTAAATCTAGACCTTCCGGATTTTCAGTTTCTGTAAAATTAGTAGGCGCCATATCATTTTTACGCTGACTAATCATTTCACTTTGCTGAGTACCTGATATTCTAGTTCTTTGATCTTTACGATCTTCTATAAACGATTCTCTCTCTTTGTCTCTACCAATTTTCAATTTTTCTAATTGAACATTGTGGCCAAATTGAAACTCCGCTAATTCTTTTTTAAGTTGAGACTCTGTTTGCATTCTTTGTATTTCAAACTGAGATTTTGCTTGTTCTATTTGAATTTGAGTCTCCGCTAAAGCTTGTTGTTTTTGCATTTCTGCTAATGCTGCTTTTTCAGCTGTTTGTTGGTTAGCTTGTGCTTGTGCTTGTATGTTAGCTTGTTGAGCTTTTTGTTGAGCTTCAGCTTTCTTTTTTCTTCTATATTTTAAAAACTTGTTAGCTAGTTGTATATTTCTAACTTCTCTAATATCTATAGCATCTTCTAAATCAATACCTCCAGACTTTAACGCTATTTGAATATTCTCTTCTAGCTTGGCTTTTTCTTCTTCATCTGGTTCTAACTGTAAAAATATGCCAAAGTCGTGTATGTTTAATTCGGTTAATTCATCTAGAGTTCCTACATTATATTGAGATATACTATTTTCTAAAGAAGCTCTTGTTAATGGAAATTTTAAAGAATCAGCTATTCTTAAAGATATATTTTCACAAGCTCTTAATGTTAGAAATAATTGACCTTCTAATATATGCCTTGTAGCAACATTTGAATTAGCTGCTGCAAGTTTTTGTAAACCTACTAAAGACTGCTTGTCTGGAAGTGATCCATCTCTAGCTTCGTTAAGTCCCGTTACATCTCTTATCATCTGTAGATAGTATTGATAAGTTTGTATAAGACTTTGTATTTTAGCACCACCTGATCCTGATTGTAATTCTTGTATTGGAACTTTACCTCTATTAGCATCTCCATCTATAGTTGAAGATCTACCTACTACACTACCAGTTTGAAAATACATGTTTAAAGCTTCTCTAGGATTGTAATTAGTACCATTACCTAAATCAACTTCTGCTAATCCATCTACATCTAAGAAAACACCATCTGGAACTACTCTTGATAATACTTGCTGTATTTTAAGATGAGTTAATTGAATCATATCAGCAAAGCCAGTAGATCGTGAAACTAAAGATTCGATTCTACCTTTATACATTCTAGGTGCACATATAGCATAATTTAAAAATACTCTATTAGTGTCAGCGTTAGGTCTTGTCATGTTTTCAGCTAACTTCCATTGTAACATCATAGGATGTCCTAGTATTTTAGCTCCACTATACAATGTCTCTATAGTTCTAGATACTCTTTCAAAATTATCATTTGGATCTGGATTAAAAGTATCAGGTTTTTCTAAAGCTTTTTCAAGACCAAAAGAATTTTTCTTAATTTTAAACACTTGATCTGAATATGTTTTATATTCAAAGTATAATACTTGAACTGTTAAATCATCTGATCTACCATTCCAGTTTCTTAAGTATTCTGCATTTCCTGGATATTTTTGTATAGTTTCCATTTCTTCGTCAGTTAAATTTGGAAACTGAGTTTTTAAATCTTGTAAAGAAACAGACTTAACTTCACCAGCATAATATAAATCTTCAAAATTAGGATCTTCAGTATAAGAGTAAACTAATCTGGCTGGATCAACATATTCTACACATACGCCTCTAGCTCTATCCCATCTAGTTTTCACAGCGCCAATACCAAGAACTGTTAAATCATAACAAATTCTTTGCCTTGTTAAGTCGTACTTGTTTTGATCTAATACTTGGTTTATAACTTCTTCTTCAGCTACTTCTACACTTTGTTTAAAATCCATTTGCAAATGTACTGCTAGCTCTTCTTTATCTTGAGGTGCAGAGTCAGGATCTACAGAATTAAAACCATCAACATTTAAAACAGCTTTAGCTTCATTTAAAAAATCTTTAGCTACTATGTCTGTCATTAATCCTTGAGCATATTTAGTTCTTCTTTGAGCACATACAGGATCTTGAGCAAAGGCATTTATTTCGTAACTTCTATCAGCAATGCCATTTACTACGATGTCTACAAACTTAGATAATACAGGTACTGGTTTCCAGTCTAAATTTAAATATGATAAATCACCATCTATAGCTAGTTCATCTTTATATTTTTGAACAGGTTGTTCTCCTCTGGCATATAGTCTTAATGTATGATAATGATTGTAATTAACAGCGTAACCAGACATACCAGCTCCACCTCTGTAGTTTCTAAACCATTCACCCTCTATTGCTCTACC